GGCATAGTTCCTTTGGGTAATGTAAATATTGCTAAATCTTTGCCAACATATTTAATCTCAGCAAACACAGGGGCAATTAATATCGACGTTTTCAAGTCATCTTTAACTAATTTCACCTGAGCTTTGTTCTTTCCTCCAAATAAATGACCGACAGTTATATACTCATTAGGCCCAATACATGTGGCATTTGCAAAGGGTTCTGCACCTCCATCATTATAAACAACTACTTTACACATAAATCTTGAATTATCACATGGTATAATTGAACCATCAGCTTGTGGATTAATATCATAATGTCGTGAACTTCTATATGTTGTATTACCATATTTAGATATAGTCATATTATATATAAGAGTTGGAATTAACAATTCAACTTTAAGCTTATTTGTCCCTAAGCATTGTTTTAAAGTCAAATATTCACCTGTTAATTGATAATTATCAACACTATTATATAAAATAACTTTACTTGTAAATTCATTAAAAGTTGCATCACACAAGACCTCCACATCAGGTGGTATTGGAATAGAAAAATCCAAAGAAATATTATCACTATCATTCCTAAACACACGATAATTTGCTATCCAATACTTAACAAGTTGTTTTTGCAAATCATCACTTACAACCAAATTTTTTTCCTCACAAAGAAACATCTTTGAGCCTTTATAAACAAGAAACAAACCTAATGCCGTACCTAAAAGACATAGATAATGTTTATAATCATTCAAAAATACAGTCAAGTCATTCATCCAATTTGTCTCATAAATCTGTGTGCGTTTACACACCTCAATAAATTCATGTAAACAAATTCCTGAGTATTTAGGAACAATATAAATATATTTCATAAATACATGTAAAATTCCTTTCTTCCATTCACTTTCAGTAGCTAAATCACACGGATTTCGCATGATTTGACACAAAAACTTTTCCTTGGAAAACGCTACATGATGAGTTTGTTCACACTCATAAAAAACTTCATCTGTCTGTGGTCGTATAATATATGGTAT